CTCGCGCTTGAACCGGTCTCCGGGCATGAACCCGCCGATGAACGCCCACTCCCCGTCGCTCCAGTCCGGCTTCTGGGCGTAGGGATCGAGGTAGACCGACGCTTGGTTCAGAATGCGCTCGATCGTCAGTTCCTGATCGAAGTCTTCCCCGCTGTCATCGGCGTAGTTCTTCAGCACACGGTATGCGCCTCGGCCACACTTGACGCTGCGCTCGAACGCCCAGTTCCGCGCCTGATCGGCCTGCGACCGCACCTCGATGTGCCGGATCAACCCCTGCAGCACCTCGGCCGTCTCGTCGGTCGCGTCCTCGCTGTCGGGATGCACCTCGATCCCCAGCCGCGCGTTGCGCGCTTGGTTGATGACCAGCTGCACCGGCTGGTCGACCTTCGAGACCGTCAGCATCGGCCGCGCCGGGATCGGAACACCGTCCACCACCTGTCCGCCGCGCGCCGCACGGACATCGTCCGGCCACTGATCGCCCGCCGCGAAGCGCAGGTCGTCCTCCTCGCGCTTCCGCTGTTCCGACTCTGCGTCGGACGCCAACTCGAACCGCGACCGCGCGAGTGCGAGGACGTCTGCCTGTGCTTTTGTCGCCATTACGCCCCCAACCATGCGCTGCTCGATGCCGGCGCCGCGTGCGCGGGTGGCACGAAGCGCGGCTTCGCCGGTTTATACCACGTCGCGAGATACCGCATCGCATCCGCGCCGTGCGACGACCAGTCATGCACCGGCGTCGCGCGGAACTCGTTCAGTCGGCTGTTGTAGTCGCGACGATAGTACTGCAGGCTTTCCAGTAACGCCTTGCACCGCGTCTCGTCGAACCAGCACCGCGACAGGAGCATCCGCGCCGCATGGATACCCTCCTCGACCTCGCCTGACGTGCTGGTATGCACACGCGGCACGGTCTCGAATCGGATACCGAGCGACGCGGCTACCTCCAGGCGCGAACGCCCCGTCCCCAGTTCGCGCACTTGGATATCGTGCGGCGCCCAGTGCTGGCCGTAGGTGTAATTCTTGTCCTGAAGCACTTTGGCGTAGTGAGGCAACCCCTCTCCCGCCGCCTCGTAGTAATCGACAATGCGTATGTCGCCGGCACGGTTCCCCTGACTGAAAATGATGCTCGTCGCGTCGCCAATCCCTAAGTCCCACGTCGTGTCGACGGGGAGAATCTTGTCGACCGGGACCGTGCCAATACGTCCCTCGGCTGTTGCCGCCGCGAGTTCGAGCGTGTAGATCGAGCCCTGCACGCTGGCCGTGAACGAACACTCGAACTCCTGCTCGTATTGATCCGGCGTCATCACGGCACGCGCCGCGTTCAGTTCCTCGGCCGAGAGGATGCCCGTCTCCGACGCCCGGTGCTGCTGATACGCCCAGTGGCCGTCGTCGTTCGCCTTCGCGCGCTCGGCCATGTGGTGGAACTCGTTACGCCCCGCCGGCGTGCCGAGGAAGACTCCCCACCCTGCCCGATCCGCTAAGGCCGCGCGTACCACCTCACTGAAGATCGTCCCCGGCTGCAGCCCAAACTCGTCGAAGACGACACCATCGAAGTACGAACCGCGTAGGGAGTCCGGCTTGTCGGCGCCGTAGAGCGTGACGCGGCGGTCCCCAGGCATGTTGACCGTCAGGTCACTCTCGCGCTGCTCGACGCTAGGGATGTTCCTGGTATACAGCTTGAGGTAGTCCCACGCGATCATCTTCGCCTGCCGATACGTTGGGGCGATCAACGCGAAGCGCGGCCGGGGCCGCTCGCATTCCAGCGCCGCTTGGATCAAGTGGTTGATCGCCGCCACACTCTTGCCGAACCGGCGGTGACAGACCGCGACGGTCCAGCGATGGTTGTCGATCGCCGCGTGCAGGTCGCGCTGCTGCGGCCTCGGCTCGTAGCCCAGATCGATCGCGTCGACGACACTCATTGCACCCGTAGCTCCGACAGCGCCGCCACTGACGCAGTCACACACTCGCGGTGCGCGTGCAGCCACGCGTGATCCTCTGGGCCTAAGCGGTCGGCGTGGAGGATGCCAAGGACGATCCCTGGCTCGCAGTCGGGCTCGACGGTGACCGCGAGATAGACGCCGCGCGCCTCCCATGCCCAGATGCGCCCGACGACCTCCGAAAGATCGGTCACCACGGTTTGACGATCTTGATCGAGACAGCGCCCTCGACCGCCACCGATTCGCGCGGCTTCCCGTAGGCGTAGTGGTGGAGCATGATCTCCAACGGCACCGACTTGCCGTCGAGGATGCGCTTCTTCAACCCCAGCACGTAGACCGGGTCTTCGACCAGTGCCCTCGCCCTGATGCGAACAGCCGCGCTCGCCTTGTTCGGCACGCCCTTCAGTCGCCCGGTACGCTTCAGGTTCTTCGTCCCATCCGCCGGCATATTCGCAGACTATACCACCGAACCACCCCTGGCGTGTCCCGGCTCCCTACAGCCAGCACCCAGCAAGTGCCACCCAAGTGGACCCCGAACACCCCCCAAACACCACCCTCTTGACACGCGTATCATCTGTCCTGTATAGTTCACTTGTAAGTCGGTTCTTTGACAAGCGGTCGCGAACGGGTGGGAGTTCCCGCATCACCACGGTCCCATCATCGCGAGCAAGATTCGGAGAGGCAGTAGGAAGGCAAAGATAGAGCGCCGCTGCCGCCTGAGCCGCAAGCTCAGTCGAGACCCGTTCGCAGAGCCAACTATTTCACAAGGAGACAGACCAATGAGACGAACAACGGAACTGATGTGGGCACAGATGGCAGCGGAAACGGCGAAGGCTCGTCAACTTGAGGCGAACGTGGCTGTGGTCAACGCGGCCATCGCAGTTCAGGCGCACCGCCAGTCTGAACTGTGCGACAGGTTGTCGGTGCGTTTTGACGAGTCACTAATGGATGAGCTTTCTGCAAGCATTCAGGAGTTGTCCCTGCTCAAAGTCGAGAGAGAGGAACGGATCAGGATGGGCGTGCAGAGTGTCACCGGAAAACTGAAGGTTACATCGTAACGCGGCCACAGCGCCGCAGGAGACAGACCATGAGCAACTACACAGGGCTTGACCACGAGGCACCCACGGTGCGCCTCTCGCGCGATGAGTTTACCGAGCGCCGGCGCGAACTCACGAATCACCCCGAGGCCGTGGCGGCGACGAGCCGCATCGACGTCGAGGATGACTACGGCAACGTGACGACCTGGGTACTCGACCTCTACCGCGTCGGCAGCGACGTCACGGCGTTCCTCCAGCGCGGAGGGAACGACGGCTACATCCGGCTGGTGCTGCCGCCGACGGTGACGTCGTCCATCAACCGGCATCAGTCGGGGCTCATCACCAAAGCGCGGCGGAAGACGTCGCGGCGCGTCGTCGCCGACAAGCGTGCGCGTGGGGAGCAAGTCGGCAACCCCGAGGCGCTCAAGAAGGCTCGGACAAGAGCCGGCAGGAAGGGCGCCGAATTGAGAAAGTGGAGGGCGGCTGGCGCCTCATCAACCACGGCAAGTGCGGAAGGCGCGGAAGGCCAAGAAGGCCACGCGCCGGTAACACCACCGGGGGCGGGTCACCATGACCGCCCCGATTCCTAGGAGACAGACCAAATGCCTATTGAAACACAGACGGACGCAACCCGAGAGACGTTTAGCCGCTGGCTCGCCGACGGCTCGACGTGGATCGGCGTCTTCCACAACCACGACCTTGGACACCGGGACGTCGGCCGGCGCATCGCGATCCCGTTCGATACCGCGACCGAGGTGCCGCTGCACTCGACGGCGCCGGACCATCTCACCAGGAAGACCGGGCTCGGCCCGGGTTGGCGCTACCTGCTCGTCGCCAAGGCGGACACCGTTGACGCCGCCATAGACGCGCTGAAGGAGGGACGATGAACACTGACATCACGCTCGCGTACCACGGATCAGTCGTCCTCGTGCATCCCCGCACCCCGGCAGGGACGGCGTGGATCGACGACCACGTCGACCCGGAGGCCCAACGCTGGGTCAACGCCCTCGTCGTCGAGCCTCGGTATGTCGAGGCGCTCGCCGAGGGGATGATCGCCGACGGGCTGTCCGTCGGACAAGCGCCGGGGGGTGAGGTATGAGCCTCGCCCCGCGCCCCCGCAACGTCGCGCTCGTCGCGCTCGCTGTTGGAGGGCTCGCGGCCTACGTCCTGCTGGGCGCGGCCGGGTTCTGGGAGCCGGTCCCATAGCTTGTTCCACTTGTCCCAGTCGTGCTATATTGACCTAGAAGGAGAACAGACCAATGAACATCACAACGAACGAACGGGCGCTGTTAGAGAAGATCAACACCGCCGTAGCCCATGGTGGAGCGGCAGTTCGACAAGGCCACTGGGTGAGACTCGACCACTTGCCAGCCTCTTCCAGAGACGGGCTGACAGGACTCCTAAACACGGCTAGTGCTACCCATGTTGCACCCAGTCTGGTTCGGAAGGGGCTCATTTACAAATACAGGCGGACCGTGCGTTTAACCGAGGCGGGGCTGGACTCGGCTGCGGGGGGTGACGGCACCGACGTGACTTCCAAGGAGAACAGACAATGAGCAACCCTGACCCAC